GATACAGGGCGTCTGGCATCTAGTTGGAACATTGGGCGCAATACCCCTGACCTTTCTGCTCCGCCAGAGCGCGAAAACAAAGCCAGGCCAGTCATAAAGCCATACCCTGGGGAGATCACATACGGCGGCGATTGGTTTATTTCGTCAAACCTGCCGTACACCCAGCGAGCGGCATTTGACCCGTATAACGGGCGACGTGGTGGTGGTGACTGGTTTACGCGTATCGAGAACAGCCTGTCAAAAGATATTGACCGCATTTTTCAACGCGCCCTCTCCCAAATCAAATGACATTCCAAGCTGTTCGCGCCGAGATCGAATCGAAGGTTTACAGCGCCTTCCAGGCGTTAAGCCCGCCAGTTGCGGTTGTCTTCGACAACACGCTTGAAACGCCTCCTGCGTTGCCTCATGTGGTCTGCCTGATCAGTTACGTCAGCACCACCGAAACAGTGATCTGTCAGTCAGAGGCAGCAATTGAGAATCTGCAAGGCAACCTGCAGCTTTCGATCTACGCCCCACGCGGGCGCGGAATGAAAGCGCTTGAGGAGTACGGCGCAGAAGGCATGAAGGTGATGAACACCATGTACGACTGGAGCAGCTCGGTGCGGGTGCGATGCGGGCAGATCAGCGGCCCTGTGCCCTTGCTAAATGGCCCAGAGCCATACGCCTTAGCAACCGTAAGCTGTCCTTTTTCCGCAACAGTAGACTAAATATGTCTTTGCCCCCGAAGACAACGCCCCCGTTGTTCTTTCCTAGGTGGCTTAAATGCCGGTCGCATGTAGCGCCACAGCCTTAACTGGCAGTTCTGGCGCGGTCTATTTCACACCTGCAGCAACGAAAGCTTGCCTTTTGGCTGCTGATTTTTCTAGCGGTGACAATGACATCACTGTTGGCACCGATAAAGATTTCCGCGTCGGTGATGTTGTCACGTTTTCGTTGAAAGACGGGGCAACACTTGATGGCGGTTTGACTGTCAACACTCAGTACCGCATTGAAACCGTTACTGATAGCAAAGTCACAATTGTCTTGGCTGCTGACGGCACTGCTGTCACGATTGCCGGTGACGGCGCAGACAACGGCGGTCACGTCGAGATGCAAAACGACCCCACAGGTATCTGTGAGGTTCGTGAATGGTCTTGTGACTTCTCTGCATCCTCCCTAGATGTATCAACACTGCCTTGCGGTGTAGGTGCCGCAGCGGGTGCGGCCAAGTACCTGCAGCCCAAAAAGACTCAGGCTGGCCCTCCTGAGATCACTGGGTCAATGACGCTTTATCTAACCAACGACGGGACATCATTGTCTCAACGTTTGATGGAAAGCGTTATTTACGCCAACCAAGACGGTGCAGCGGTCAAGCTGTATATGAACGCTGTTTCTGATGGTGCTACTAACCCAGCCCCTGATGACACAAAGTCTGCGTTTGTTGCGGGCGAAGTGGTCTTTACTGACTTCTCCACCACAGTCAATACAGATGATGCCATTACTGCTGAGGTTGCTTTCAGCATGTGGAAAGTGACCAACTGGATTGGCCTGGCTATTAGCTAAACCATCCGGTTAAATTGACTTATCCCCCTCACCCGGCCTCGCATTTTGCGGGGCTTTTTTGTTGCCGATACGATGGGTTTGTTGAGAACGCGCTCAACAGGGTGGCGGGGGGATGCGTCGCTGCTTCCCCTTAAGCCTGGGCTAGTCTGCTTACGCAGCGACAATTCAACATGGCAAAAGCTCAAACGGGCCTGGAAAAATTACAGGCTCTTGTCGATTTAGAAAACAAGCTGATTAAGCACGAGGTCGAGATCAAAGGCATTGATTTCACTTTCTGGTCAAAACCCACATCAATCAGCAAGTACAAGGCCGCAAAAGCAGCATCAAAAGACCCTGAAGACTTGCTAGAGACCACAGCGCGTTTGTTTATCAAAAGTGCTTTAGACGAAAATGGCCAGCCGCAGTTTCAGATTGATGCGCTGCCTTTGCTAATGAGTCAGTTGTCAATGGCTTCAGCGTCAAAGCTCATGGGCGCCATGAACGAAACGGAAGAGGAGGAAGAGGCATATTCTGAGCTGGACATGAAAAGCAATTAAGGCTCAGCTCAATAAGGACAAGTACCTTTTAGCTGAACTGCAGGTTGCAAAAGAGCTGGGGATGACCCTGGGTCAACTGCAGCGTGAGATGACCTACGCAGAGCTATGGATTTGGTTGGCCTATTTCGGTTTGATCAATGACAAGCAAGAGGAGCAGATGAAAAAAGCAAAATCAAGGCGCCGTTAGAATTCACCTATCGGCGCTTTTTAATTGGCTACTACTGCTCCAATTATTCTCCCGATTAAGACGCCTGGTCTGTCGGATCTCCAGAAATTGGAGACGAAGATGCGGGCATTGGAGCGCACTGTTGAAAGCTTGCAAGGTGACCTAGGGAAAGCCAACAAAAAAATTGAAGAGTTAGGCCGTAAATCAAAAAGTGCGTCAGGTGGTGTCGCAAGTCTGGCCAAAGGTTTAGTTGCTGCCGCTGCGGCTTTTGTCACTGTTCAGAAAGCTGCCGACTTAGCTGCGACGGCAATTCGTGAGTCGGTTGCTCGGGATACGGCAGAGAAAAGTCTGTCATTGCTTGCTAAGAACTATGGCGAAGTAGCTGACGCTCAGCTTCTGGTAGAACGCGCAGCTAAGAAATTTGGACAGTCACAAACGGAAGCGACCAAAGCAATTTCAACGACTTATGCAAGGTTGCGCCCGTTAGGCGCGACGTTGACGGAGATTGAGAGCGTTTATAACGGCTTTAATACGGCGGCCAGATTGTCTGGGGCGACGGCTGCAGAGTCGGCCGGTGCCTTCAGGCAGTTAACGCAAGCTCTGGGCTCTGGCGCTTTGCGTGGTGATGAGTTCAACAGCATTGCTGAACAAGCTCCGCTGCTGTTGCAGGCAGTTAGCAAAGAAACGGGCGTTGCAGTTGGTGCTCTGCGTGATTATGCGGCTGAGGGTTTAATCACTTCTGATGTTGTTGTCAGGGCGTTGGAGCGAATTGAAAAGGAAGGCGCGGCAGGATTGGCTGAGGCATTGCAGACGCCAGAGCAAGCGTTCAAAGATCTTGAGAACGCTGCGGAAGACTTGAATGTTGAGGTTGGCAGGCTTTTGCAACCTGCTGTTCTTGAGTTTGTTCGGGCATTGACAGAACAGTTCAGACAGTTGACTGCTGACATCGATAAGACAAGAAAGGCTGCTGAATTTTTAACTGAAAAGCTTGGTTTCCTTGCTGATATGGGCGATGCCGTAGCGGGTGCCTTTGACCGCATGGGCATTGGTTTCAACGACTTTGTCTCGAACGTAATTAAAAACTTGCCTGTAATCGGCGCAGCAGTGCAGATGCTTGAGAAGCTGGGCGTTTTGCGCGACAACTTGGCGCAAGCGCAAGACGACTCAAAGGGTGGGCGAAACTTTGGAGCGGATTATGCGGCGCAAGAAAAGGCATTGTTTGCCGCTGCTGGAGGATTTAGCCCTTACAAAGAAGGCGGTGGGATTGCTAGTCAATTTGGCGGCGGCCAAAGCAAGGGCGCAGGAAAAGCGGCCAAAGCAAGCACAAAAGCCGCTGATGAGATGGAGCGCCAGCTCAAGGCAGGGGAAGACTTAAGCCGTCAGTTCTCGCGCCAAATCAAACTGCTGCAAACCAAGGGCAAGTTTGACAAGGAGCTGCTGCAAAATCAGTTCAAGCTTGAAGACGCAATTAGGCGCATCAATGAGACAGCGGCACCGCTGCAACGTGAAGGCTTGATAGGCCAAGCGGCAGCGCTTAAAGATCAACAGGACGTTAGAACTTTAGAAAAAGCAATTGAGGGCTTGGCCGGTGACGTGACCAATGACTACACCAAGGCGCTTAAAGAAAGCAACAAAGAGCTGACCCAAGGCGAAGAGCTATTAAAAGGAGCCTATGAGATTGTTTCTGGCACTTTGACCAATTCAATCCAAGGATTAATCGATGGCACAAAAGAGTGGGGAGACATTCTCAGCGATATTGCAAGTCAACTTGGTTCGATGTTCCTCAACGTTGGATTCAAAGCTCTTGGCAATGGATTATTCCCTGGACTTGGCTTTGCCAATGGCGGTCGTCCACCTACCAATCAGGTCTCAGTCGTTGGTGAGCGTGGTCCTGAACTCTTTGTTCCTGATACCGCTGGAACTGTTGTTAGCAATGAGCAATCCAGAGCTGCAATGGAGCAATACAGCGGCGGCAACGATACTCAGGCTTATAACGAACCGATGAATATTAATGTAGAGACCACAAGCATTAATGGAATGGAGTTCATCACGCCGGATCAATTCCGCAAAGGTATTGATCAGGCTGCATCGAAGGGGGCCAAACAAGGTGAGCAACGTGCGATGAATCGTTTACGTCAGTCACGTTCAACCCGTAGCAAAATCGGCATCTAATGGCAAAAATCCACATTGGAAATTTAGTTGAGATTCGGCATTGGATCGTTCCAGACAACAGCGAGCCAGATGAAGGAGTTTGGCAGACACAACAACGGTGGCAAAATGCAAATGCCTTGGGGTCGATTAATTACGACGGGCACTCCTGGGGGTTTTTGTCATTCATGTATCAAGGCGCCACCCGTAGCCGGACAGGTGACAACATCGAAGCAGGGCTAGTGGTTTCGACAAATCAGATTTCAATGGACTATGCCTATGACATTGTTGTGATGGATTGGAACGTTCATCAGCATCACATAAAAAGGCAGGTGGTAGTTCGCACCTGTTTGCTTGATAATGAATTTAAAACCGTAAAAAAAGTGCTAACAGAAGAACGGTGGATTGGAGCTTCAATGAATTATGACGCCGAAATGGTCGAAATAACATTGGCCAGTGCAATCGATGCAGTTTTTGCAGGCTTACCGAATCAGTACCTTGACGAAATTACAGTTGGCCGCCTACCAACAACCGCTCGTGTTTCAACGTCTTGATTTAATTGGTCTCAAGTATCGGCTTGGTGCTGACCCTGAACGTCATGGTGCTGCTGATTGTTTGACCTTGTCGCGTTATGTGCTGCGGACGTATGGCATTGAAACACCAGCAGGTGAGCGTTCCTGGTATCGAAAGCTGAGACAGAAAGATTATTCGATATTTCGGGAACAGCTAAACTTATGGGGAACTCTTACCGACAAAATTGATGTCGGTACCGTTGCTCTATGCCGTACAAATGACGGCTTGGGCCTGGCCACCTTTATTGATGATTTTCCAGGATGGCTAAGTTTTTGCGGGAAAGAAGTGGTATGGAGCCAGGCAGAGGCCCTCAATATCGAAGTCTGCTATTGCCCTGGGAACAGCAATTTTGTGAAACGCTAGACATCAATGCTGATGAATATTTTGCTTATTACGATCTAGTCGCCCAACAAGTAAAAGCAGAAAAAGGCCGGGAGCTAATTCCCAATATTCGCAATGAGCCCACAACGATCATCACGTTGGTTGTTGGCTTGGCTTTGTCCGCCGTTGGTTCATTACTGGCGCCTAAGCCGCGTTCGCCAGAACAAAAGAAACAAGGCGACCCGTTCCAATCGCAAGATGTACGTGGTCGGACCAAATTTTCGCCGCTAACTCAGTTCGATGCGGTCCAAGACTTGGCGACGTTAGGGAGCCTTGTCCCTTTGATTTACACGCGACGCTATGACGGCCATGGCGGTGTCCGTGTGGAGTCACAGATGCTGTGGTCTCGGATGCGAAATTCAGCAACCTACCAAGAGTTGCGAGCACTGATGCTTTTTAGTGCTGGCAAGCTTGATGAAGACCCAAACTACGAGGGTTTCGCCTTTGGTCAAAGCAAGCTGTCGACCTATAGCGCCCCAAAAATCTCACTTTGGTTTAACCGAGGTCGGGCAAGAGATGACCGAAATGCACCATTCGCTAATGGTGATGGGATGCAATACAAAGAGGGAACACGAAAGACAGGCGATGCAGGTATAAAGCCATTTTTTAATGACATCCCGAACGATGGGAAGCCAACAAGGATGTTGTTTTGCGGGACGCTAACCCCAAGCCAGTCTGTCCAATTTGGCCAGTATTCACCGATAAGAAACGGCCAAGGCTGGAAATATCCGTTTCAGTGGCCTGGCAAAGGTGATGGAGACAAGGATAAAAAGGAAATGATTTATGGAACCAGACGGAAGCACACTGTTGGGTACCATGCAGGTCGCACAAAAATGAAAAGAGAAGACGGCGGCAAATATTACATTTATGAAATTCAGGACAACGATTCTGACAAAATTTTTCAGGCTTCCAGCAATGACGCCTCAAATCCAGATAGAAAGGTCAAAGATCATTTTGATTCCAGTGGAAAATTAAGAACTAAAAGCATTGTTTACGAAAACGATAGTATTGCTGAAAAGATTGGTGGTTTAAGCGAGGGCATACAAGCTATTAAGCAAAGCCAAAGCGAAGCCGACGACGCGTTAGACGTAGGGGAAATGTATTTGATTGGTACTGATATTTATACATGTAAAGAACGGTATGCCACCAAAGGCGGGAGCGGCCAGCCGTTTGAGCCTGGCGTTAGCGGCGATGTCAAATATACGTTTGAGCGTAATGATGAATATAAAGTTGATTTGGTCGACGACAAATATATTCGAGTCGATGATGACCAAGACGTTTATAACGAAAAGCATTGCCCAATTCAAAAAGTCGCAATTGGCGCAATAGGAACCACCCGGATGGTGGATTATGTAGAGATTGGATTTAAAAGCACGGTTTATAGGCAGGTAAATGGTTTCCCTAACGTCTCGCAATTTACAAACAAAGATTTGCCAGACGATTTTGCCAAGGAAGGGCAAGGGTTCCAAATGGGAACCATGAACACCTATTACGACCGAGTTTCGTTATTTCGCATGGAGATTCGAAAAGACAATGAGGATTGGTTTGAGTGGAGTGACGAGGAATTATTTGCAGTACATGGTCGATCTGCTCAGCCTCAATACAATCAAATTTTAATCAAGCTTCCAGTTAAAGATTTTTATGAGTTCCGTTTTATCCCTGTTTGTGGTAATGCGTGGATTGCAAATAACAATTATAAAGATAAAGATGTTTACTTGTTAAATGCCCGTGCAGGTTATGAACGAGTAAGCGGCGATGGAGGCTTTGAATGTTGGATTAAAGGAAAGACAGTTCGCCTACGGGAAGAATATCTAATGTCAAACTTTATTTTTGCTACGGGAGAAGATGATTTGCCTAATTTAAACCCAAATAATCTGTTGCAAGATTTTTGGTACTACGACTCAGATACGTCCAGCCATGCGAACGAACCTGAGCATAGAATTACCTGGTTAAATGAATACATCGAAAATAGTGATACATGGAATCAGCACGAAAATCGACAATACGAGCATCTGGCACATGCGGGTTTGATTTGCCGGTCTTCCAGAGAGGTGGCAACATTTAGCAATTTTTCGGCTTACTTTCTTGAAGGAATCCGCGTTAAAAAATTTGTAAATTCGCAAAGAGAGCCTGAGCGGTGCACAAATATATTTCCAGAAATTGCATATGATCTACTTACAAATCGTCGGTACGGGGTCGGAGAATTTATTGGTAAGGCGTCAGTCTCAGACGATCGATTCAATATTGCTTCTGAATTTTGCAATGCAAATCATCTTTGGTGGGATGGGATCATTTCAGGCCAAACAAACGTTCGTAGCTTTTTATTTGAACAAGCAGCATTTCAGCTTCTTGATTTTACTATTCTCGGCGGTCAGTTCAGTCTTTATCCGGCGGTGCCTTTTAAAAGTGATTACACCATTGACTTTGATGCCACTCCAGGCAGTCCAACTTTTCCAATAGAGGCGTTATTCACTGACGGGAATATCAGAAATTTCAAAACGACTTTCTTGTCACCTGAAGAACGTCAGTTATTCACCGCTGAATTGAAATGGCGCTTTGAGAAAAAAGACGACTTCCCAGAAACTCGAATCACTCGTGTTCGGTTGGCAGACAGTCAAGGGGGGTATTTCCGTGATCCTGTCGAGGTGTTTGATTTGACGCAATTTTGCACGGACAGAGATCACGTAATTAAATTTGCAAAATACGCATTGCGGACGCGTCAGACGATTGATCACAGTATTTCGTTTGAGACGACCCCTGACGCTTCACATAGCCTTTCGCCCGGAGACTACATACGTGTTGCGGTAAGCATTCAGCACCAAGAACGCAATCGTGGTTATGAGCAACGTTTGAGGACAGGTTCTGTCACGCCAGGGGGTGTAGTGCAGGTCAACCAAGGCATCAACTTGCAGTCTGATCGTGTTGATGTCTACTACTGGAAACCTGGAATGACTGAAGTGCAATCAGGATCAATGTCGATTAGTGATGGCAAAGCAACAGACACCAGTTTTCATGGCTGTTTATTTACGGTTAGGAAAAACAATAGTGAGGCCCGCATCTATAAAATCGAATCCATTGCTTACACCGAGGAAAGTTTTGTAGAGATCGCTGCAAGCTATGTGCCCTTAGCAAAAAACAAAAAAATGAAACTCTTAGAGTGGGGCGAGAATGATTTTGTCATTGAGGACCAAGAAAGCTAATGGCTACTGCGCATATCTTTCCGGCAAACCTTGTCCCCACCTCTCGTTCATTCGTGCCAGGTGTTTATCCGCAGAGTGAGTTCCAAGGGTTAAACGGTGCTGTAACTACGATTCAATTCGGGGTGAAGTCAGTTGATTGCATGTTGTCGATGACCTTTGCAAATATCTCAGACGACAATGCCTGGCTGATCATGGACAACTACAACAAGGTCATGAGCGGTCGAGACGAAAAGGGGAATGCTGATTATGTGGATCTCGAGGGCCAAATGAAAGGCATTCAAAACGTCGACATGTCTTACCAAATTTCGCAAAACCCCGTAGGGAATCCAAGGCCCGTTTTGCGGTGGCGGTATTCACAGCCCCCAGAATTCACGAGCGTGTTCCCTGGCAGAACTACAGTCAGCGTGAATTTGCGTGGATATTTAGAAGGTGCAAGCAGTGCTTAAAATAAAGGGAGTTATTTAGGGTCGATGCCATTTTATTCAGGGAACTCAGGCGGGATTCAGTTTGGCAAGGCTGGTGTCGTCGATGGGTCTGCAGACAATGAAAAAGGTTCAGGCTGGAAAACGACAGACACCAAAGTCACAAGCTGGACGCTATCAACGACAGCGCAACTCCTTAACACCACAACGCTGGGTGATTACGACAAGTCGTCTGTCTATGGCCTGCGGACAACTACCGGAACGCTAAAGCTGTTCTATTACACAGATTTTGCGGTCACAGAGCCTGGCAGCAATGCCTCCCCAGAGAACAATTCTGCTAGCTGGTTTTTGCACGCACTGCTCCGTGCAACCACCAAAAGCCAGAGTGACTCTTATCTACCCCCAAACTTGATAGCAGATGAATCAATTACCTGCTATTTGCGTTTGTTTATTGATGATAAAAGCCAGCCCGGCAATGTTAAAGACTTCATAGATCTAGCGGCCAACCTTACGAGCATTAATTTTGGCAGCAATGTCGGGGAGCTAGTTGCGCTTGATGTGGCATTTGAAGCAACTGGCCAGCCTTTAATCAACCGCGCCTAATGACTGTTTTTCTTGGTAACCAGGGTCGCATTCTGCTATCTCGCAAAGGGTCTGATCAGGTGTTTGTTTCGCTTGTAGACACCTCAGATATAAGTCTTATACCAAATCGTTTTTCTGTTGATTTTGCTCATGAGCAATTTATCACGGGCGATCGCCTTGAACTCAGAACAACTGACGGAACTGACTTGAATTGGATTGATCACGTTGATGTTGATAATTCATTTACGCGATATGTTCATGTAGACGCAGCCGGTGGAATGCGTTTGTATGACAGCTTTTCAGACGCTGTACGTGGTGACAAGATTAATTCCATACCACTTAAAACACCACCTACATCGCAAGAGACATCATTTCGCGTTGTTGATGGTAATGACAACCGATGCTTGGCGCAGGTTACTAGCTATCAGATCACAACAGCTCGCGAAACTATTGATACGACAAATCTTGGCGCACATTTTCGACGTCAATACGAGTCAGGTTTAATCGATGGCCAAGGGCAGATTGAGTGTTTTTGGGATAAGCCAGATGATTGCGTTTGCGGCGAAGGAGATGATTTATACGCGGGTGAGTTTTCAGCTTATTTGGCGCGGTTGTGTTTGCGTTTAGTGCATGGAGCAGCTTTCCACGGGTTGTTTTATATCTACGCCGAGGATTCAGGGCGCGAACGTTCGGTTTGGTATGAAAGCGAGACCTGCATTGTTACCAATGTGGCGGTCAGCGTGTCGCCTGACCAAATTGTCAGCACGACCATCGATTTTGTTACCAGCGGGCCAATCACCTTGCAAGAAGGAATTATCCCGCAGTTTGTCGAGCTTGAACAAGACGAATTCGTGATTGAACTGGAGGGTGCGACGGCTGGCCGAATGCAGCTAGAGAACACTGATTAAACTGGGATAGATACAACTGCGCTAAGCGTCAATGGCTGATAAGAAAATCACTCAGCTTAATCCGCTCTCAGGGGCTGGTGTCGCTACCGCTGACGTTTTAGCTGTTGCCGATATATCAGCCAATGAAACCAGAAAGGTCACCGTTGCTGATTTAACGGTTGCAGGGCTCAAGTACGTTCCTGAGGGAACGATCTCAGGCGACAAGCTTCAAGACGACACTGTTGACGGAGGGAAGCTCAAAAAGAATTCAGTTATCGGCGGGCTAAATGGCGAGATTGCCCTAGACACGATCACGGCCGATAACATCGCTACATCAGCGGTAGGAGCGGATGAGCTAGCTGACTTGTCCGTTGATACGCCTGCTGTCATTGATCGAAGCATCACTGGGCCAAAGATTGCCCTTAATGCAATCGATACTGAGCACATTGCGAACAATGCAATTGGCGCTCTTCAAATTGGGCCAAATGCTATTGAGACAGATGCAATCAAAGACGGTGCTGTAACAGGGCCAAAGTTTGATGCAGGAGCGTTTGATCGTGGGCTTGACATTAAAGATGACAAGGTCGGTATCGCTAATGCGCCTGGTGCTGGTACTCAGGCGGGCATCTCATGGGATGACCAAGGCCTGATAACCGGGGCTTCAGATCCAATCCCCCCAGAAGACCTGCCGTTGGCAACAGAGACCGTTGTTGGTGCTGTTTCAGTGCCAGCCGATGAGGGCTTGGGTGTCTCCGGTACTGGCGCACTCTTTATTAACAACCTTGTTGCTGAGGCTACTAAGACAAAAATTACTTATGACATTCACGGTTTAGTTACTCAAGGTGCAGATCTTGAGCCTGGCGACCTTCCTTTAGCGACTAGCACCACGCCAGGCGCTGTCATTGTTCCTGCCATTGATGTCGATGGCAATACTGCCCTGGACATTGCTGGTGATGGCTCGGTAACGCACAGCACGGCTGGCGTTACTCCAGGCACTTACACAAAAGTTGGCGTTAATAAATATGGGCACGTCATCACTGGAAATACCCTTACAGCTTCGGACATTCCAAACATTGGTGCTGATCAAATTGAAGGTGGATTATTAGATCCAGCCGTTTTAGGGCCGGATTGCATTGATGCTGAAAACCTCTCGGATTACACCACCTGTTACATGCAGGAAACGCAGCCTGACGGCGAGTTTCTTGGAATGCTTTGGTACACCCCAAGCACGGCGCAGTTGCGCATTTATGCGCGCGGTTCGGCTGGTACGCAATGGCTTCCTGTTGGTTTTGGAGCATTGCAAGCGAATAACTTGCGATGGGGTGGCTCCTACGACGCCAGCACGGACAAGATCACTGTGGTCACTGACATTGGGACCAGTGAAGGAATTGAAGCAGGCCAAGCATTCCCTACTTCTAGCAATGCGTTTTCGGGTATGTATTTCATCTGCCAGACCGGTGGCAATGCTATGACTCAACCGGACTTAAACAGCATTAACCACACGCCTGGTGATTGGGCACTTTGCGTTAATGAAACCCAGGGCTGGATTCATATCGATGCCGGTGCAAGCGGCGGAGGGGGTGGCGGCAGCGCCAGTTATTTAAACGATTTGCTTGATGTAAATCTAGAAAATTTAAAAGCGAGTGAGCTGTTGAAATTCGACGGTGATTCGGGAGCTTGGAAAAACAATGACGTTATTGATGGTGGCGATTTCTAGG